GGCATCGGCCAGAACATCCTCGAGGGCGGTGGCACCAGCACCGACAACACGAGCGTCTACCTCGTGGTGTGGGGCGACAACACCGTCTACTGCCCGTTCCCCAAGGGCAGCAGCGCGGGCCTCATGCATGAGGATCTCGGCGAGCAGACCGTCTACAACAGCGATGGCACCCGTCTTCAGGCGTATGCCACCCGCTACCAGTGGAAGAACGGTCTGGTGGTCAAGGACTGGCGCTACGTGGTCCGCATCTGCAACATCAACACTGCTGACCTGATGGCGCAGAACGTCACGCAGGCTTCCACGGCTTCGACCGCGATCATCAAGCTGATGAGCCGCGCCCTGTACCGCATCCCCAACATGGGCATGGGTCGGGCCGCGTTCTACATGAACCGCACCGTCCACAGCGGCCTTGCGATTGCTGCGCTCGATAAGAGCCAGGCAGTTCTGAAGGTCAACGACGGTCTCTCGCAGTTCGGCACGCCGTACAGCTGGCTGACTTTCCAGGGCGTTCCGTGCCGCCGCGTGGATGCCATCGTCAACACCGAAGCCGTCGTGTCCTAATAGGACCGACAGAAAGGAACTAACACAATGATTCTTGACAACAATCTCGTCGTCTCTGGAACCGTCCCGGCCTCGGGAGTTATCACCGGCCAGGCAGCACTCCCTGTTTCCGGCACTCCGGTGCTCTCAACGGACACCATCGATTTGGCGGTCGCTCGTGACATTGGCGAAGGCTCTGATCTGTTCATGAACTTCGTCACTGTCGCGGCCTACAACAACCTCACGTCCCTGACGTTTGAGATCATCGGCGCGACCAACGCCGCTCTCTCAACTGGCGTGACGGTGATCGGTTCGTCTGGCCCCGTCTTGCAGGCAAGCCTGACGGCGAACGCGCAGTTCTCTGTTCGTTTCAATCCGCAGCTCCTGTCTACCGGACAGCGGTACATCGGCGCTCGGTACACCACGGTCGGAACCACCCCGACCACCGGCAGCGTGTGCGCTTACGTCGTCATGGACATCCAGGACGGTCGCAAGTTCTACGCCAGCGGCTTCTCGGTGACCTGACATGAAAGTCCGCGCACTCGTGACGTGTTTCATCGACAACGGCCTCCGCAAGGAGGGCGAAGTCTTCGAGTACAACGGTCCTGCCAACGGGAACGTCGAACCAATCGACGCGCCCCGCCAGTCGGAGCAGCCTGAAGTCGTGCCTGTGGTGCGACCCAAGCGAGGCCGGCCAGCCAAGACCACCGTCACGGCGGACTGATACGACGCATGTGACTCTGGAGGGGCGTCGGCCTAAACACCCGGCGCCCCTCTTTTCCTAGGAGGATCGAATGGCAAGCGTGGTTGAGATCTGCAATCTGGCACTCGCGCACCTCGGCGACGACGCCTCCATCGCCAGCATCGACCCGCCTGAAGGGTCGGCGCAGGCCGAGCACTGTGCCCGGTTCTACCCCATCGCCCGGGACAGCCTGCTCCAGATGCACGCCTGGAACTTCGCGTCCCGTCGCGCACTGCTCGCGCAGGTCTCGATGCCGTACTCCATGTGGAAGTACGCCTATGCCTGCCCCGGCGACATGATGGTTGCCGTCAGCGTGCTGCCGCACGACGCCGAGAACGACTACGCGGCCAAGTTCGTTCCCAGCGATACCCCAGACTTCCTGCACAACTACGCACCGCTCGTTGCAGCTGGGCGTTACGTGCCGCAGCCGTACAGCATTGAGACGGACACGTCCGGCAACAAGGTGCTGTATACCGATCAAGAGAACGCGCTGCTGCGATACCAGGCGCTCATCAATGACCCGACCAAGTTCGACCCGCTGTTCGTCATGGCGCTGTCGCACCACCTCGCCGCCATGCTTGCCGGCCCGGTCATCAAGGGCGATCAGGGCGCGGCTGAGGGCAAGCGGCAGGCGCAGATGATGATGGCGTACTTGCAGCAAGCCCGCATGTCGGACGCCAACCAGCGCAACATCAAGCCGGAACACATCACGGGCTGGATTGCAGGACGCTGACCAATGCCAAACACCCGCATCTACAACAGATCGTTCGCTGGCGGCGAGCTGTCGCCGGAGATGTTCGGGCGCATCGATGACATCAAGTTCCAGACTGGTGCCGCCAAGATGCGGAACTTCATCCCGACCCCGCAGGGGCCGGCAGAGAACCGGCCTGGCACGTTCTACGTTGCAACGGTCAAGGACAGCACCAAGAGCACTCGTCTTCTGCCATTCACGTACAGCACCACGCAGACGATGGTGCTTGAATTTGGGCAGGGCTATATCCGATTCCACACGCAGGGCAGCACGTTGCAGGCTGGATCGCCGGCGGCCTACAACGGTGCGACCGCGTACGTGGTGGGTGACTTGGTGTCCTCGGGTGGGGTGAACTACTACTGCATTGCGGCCACGACTGGCAACGCACCGCCGAACGCGACGTACTGGTATCCGCTGCCGTCAAGCGCCTACGAGATCCCGTCGCCGTACCAAGAGGCCGACCTGTTCTCAATCCACTACGTGCAGTCGGGCGACGTCCTGACGCTCGTGCACCCTAATCACGCTCCTCGTGAACTGCGCCGTCTTGGTGCCACGACGTGGACTCTGACAACGATCACGTTCGTCGCGCCGGTCGCAGTGCCTGGAACCCCGACGGTCACGGCTAGTCGCGGTGACGCGCTCAACATCACGGGCATCACGCAGGCAAACCCAGGTGTTGTGACTACGGTCGGCAATCACGGGTTCGCCATCGGCGACAGCGTGTACATCGACGGCGGCACGATGACGCAGTTGAGTGGGTTCTACCTCGTCAACACGACGCCGGCCACGAACACGTTCTCGGTCAAGGCGTACGACACTGGCGTCCCGGTCAACACGACGGCTTACACCGCATGGAGTAGCGGCGGGTTCGTGCAGTTTGGTGACAAGAGCCTCGACTTCGACAACTACTACGTCGTGACGGCCATTGCGCAGAACGCGGTGGACGAGAGCGCGGCAAGCCCGACCGGCAACGTCATCAACAACCTGAACGCCATCGGCGCCAAGAACACGATTAGCTGGAGCGCAGTCGCGGGGGCGCTCCGGTACAACGTGTACAAGCGTCAGAGCGGCCTGTTCGGCTACATCGGACAGACGGCTGCCACGTCGTTTGACGATGACAACATTGCGCCGGACATGGGCATCACGCCGCCCATCGTCGAAACTCCGTTCAACAGCGCGAACAACTACCCGCGCTCGGTGTCGTACTTCGAGCAGCGGCGCATCTTCGCTGGCACGAACAACGCGCCGCAGACGATTTGGATGACGCGCTCGGGCACGGAGAGCGACCTGTCCTACTCGCTGCCGGTCAAGGACAGCGACCGCATCAACCTGCGCGTGGCCGCCCGCGAGGTCAACACGATCAACCACATTGTCCCGCTGACCCAGTTGCTGCTGTTGACCAGCAGCGCGGAATGGCGGGTCAGCCCCATCAACTCCGACGCGCTGACGCCGACCACCATCAGCGTGCGGCCCCAGTCGTACATCGGCGCCAACGACGTCCAGCCCGAGATCGTGAACAACACGGTCGTGTACTGCGCTGCCCGAGGCGGTCACGTGCGCGAGCTCGGCTACTCGTGGCAGGCTAGCGGCTTCGTGACGGGCGACCTGTCCATCCGGGCAGCCCACCTGTTCGACGACCTGACGCTGGTGGACATGTGCTACAGCAAGAGCCCGCAGCCGATCCTGTGGTTTGTGAGCAGCAACGGCAATCTGCTCAGTCTGACCTATATGCCCGAGCAGCAGATCGGTGCCTGGGCGCAGCATGACACGCTTGGGGTGTACGAGTCATGCACAGCCGTCGCCGAGGGCAACGAGGACCGCTTATACGTCATCGTCAAGCGCACGATCAACGGCAACTCAGTGCGCTACATTGAGCGGATGGCTAGCCGGCAGATCACGACCCTTGAGGCGTGCTTCTTCGTGGACGCGGGCCTGACGTACGACGGCACGAACACCACGGCAACGACCGTAACTGTCTCTGGCGGCACGACTTGGGGTCCGTCCGACGTGCTGACGATCACGGCTAGCAGCGCGATCTTCGCTTATCCGGCCACGACCGACGTCAATGACGCCATCGTCCTGACCGACACGGCTGGCAACAAGTACCGCCTGCGCATTATTGGCACGAGCAGCACGACAGTGGCAACCGCTCGGGTTGACGTCACGCTGCCCGTCGCCCTGCGCAACACCGCCACGACCGTCTGGGCGTTCGCTAGAGACACCGTGAGCGGCTTGGGGCATTTGGAGGGGGCAACGGTCAGCATCCTCGCTGACGGCGCCGTACAGCCGCAGGAAACCGTCTCCAGCGGCTCCGTGACGCTAGACCGTGCCGCAGTCCTGATCCACGTCGGCCTGCCCTACGAGAGCGATCTACAGACCCTGCCGGCGGTGATGAGCATCGACGGTTACGGGCAGGGGCGTTATAAGAACGTCAACAAGGCATACTTGCGGGTGTTCAAGTCGAGCGGCATCTTCGTGG